GTTTCAGCTCGCATAGCCAGGACTTTTTCTGTTGTCATCTTGGCAAGGTGTTTAAGATCTTCGCCGTATCGTGTGGGGGGTTTTGGACTCAAACCGGTGGCGTATGAGTGACGCATGTTTTCTGTTTGCGTTACATATTCCAGATTTTCCAAACGATTGTCCGTTTTGTCTCCGTTTTTGTGGTTGGTCACATATTTTTCAGGGCGTGGTCCTACCCACGCTTCTAGTACAAGTACGTGTACAAGTTTTGTGCGGAAACCTTTTGATGTTTTAAGGTGTACCTGTCTGTACCCCCGTGTGTGATTTGCTGGCTTCAGTGCGAAGGGCTCCAGTTTGTGGTGGCTGATAATTTCCCCATCCTTTGATGCGCTGTACCCGATTACAGAGGGGATAGGACGTAGTTCCATGAAAAAAGGGCCTCGGATGAGGCCCGTATCATACCGCATGTAATGCGGTTTATCAATACGCCGTTAGGTCGAAGGGTGTATTCACGAGCAGGCGGCAGATGGGCACCTGCTTGGCGGCGCTGTAGACGAGGCTCCAGCTGGCGGTGTCGGCCAGGTTGCCGGTGGTGGCAGCGTTGGTCGGGTTGTCGCCGGCAACGTTCCACTTGGTACCGGTGACGTGGTAGCCGTAGTGGTAATCCACGGCCAGTACATCCTGCATGGAGAGGATGTTGCGGTCGGCGGCCAGACGCAGATCCTGCTGGATGCCCTCGGACACGACGCCGGAGGCGAACAGGTAGACGGGGTACTTCACCGCATGGGTGGAGGTGCCGCCGGTCAGGAAGGTCAGCTGGTCGTCGATCACCACGCGCAGGCCAGCGAAGAAGGCGGACTCGGTTTGAGTCACGCCAACACCGCCGCCGCCCCAGACGATGGAGCCGCCGGTGGAGAGGGCCGAGGTGCTGAAGGTCAGCATCCCGACTTGCTGCAGGTAGTGCGCCACGTTGGAGTGCATGGCGATGGAGTCGAGGTTGTCGCTCCGCTCACCAAGCTTGGCCTTGGCGGCCACCACGTTGGCCACGTTCAGGAAGTTGGCTTCCGTCATGGAGCCGGGGACGCCAGCGAACGTTTTGTTCGTCTGGTTGGCGCCCAGCACGCCAGCGCCGCTGATACCGCCGAACAGGCCCAGCAGTTGGTTTGCCAGGGTGGCGGTCTTCAGCTTGTTGATGGCGGCGGTCAGCTGGTTGCGGACGTGGGCCAGTGGATCGGCGCCAGAGCCCAGCTTGCTGAGGTCGTCGGCGGCGTAGGCGAAGCCACGGTGCAGGATCGTCATGATCTGCTCGTCGGCCGTCACGTTCTGGGGAACGAGGAAGCCGCTGCCACCGCCCCAGGTGTTGTTGCTGAGGATCTGGGTCTCAGTCGGGGCGATGGGGTCGAAGAAGGGGACGCGCACGCGGGTGCCGCCAGCACGGGCGTCAAGGGCAGCGTTGCGCTGCACGATGCCGCTTTGGACCCACTTCGATTGCTCGAAGATGCCCTCGGCGGTGTACTGCAGGAATTCGGGGCGGGTGACAAGGTTCGACAGGAACGTCGAAGTTGCACCGTAGTTTCCGGTAAAGGAAGACATGGGTTAGCTCCAGTGGAGTCAGGGTTGGGGAGGTGCCCCACAGGGGCTAGTTGAGGCCGGCTTCGGCTCGGAGGAGCCTGGCTTTGTCGGGGTCGGTGGAGAGCATCATCATTTGCTGAGTGATGTTCCAGCCGTCCTTGGACCAGGGGTTGGCTTGGCCGGGGAGGGCGGTGGAGCGGGCACTACCTGCTACACCCATGCCGGCGCGGTTCGTGGCTGCAAAATGATGCTCGTAGCCGCTGCCGGGGTTTTTAAGGTTGGCGATGTATTCGCCAATCGGAACTTCTACGCCGCCGACATAAGCCACAGGCTTTCCGTCTTTGGCGCGAAGGTTCTCCTGCAATAGACGATACAGCTGATCGGGCGCCAATGCACCGGACTGGGAAAGTTGGCCGATTGCACTGGCGCGGAGTTGTTCTTGCGTGAAGCCTTGGCGGATTTGTTCGACTTCGGATTCTTTGGTGGCGAGTTGTTGTTTGAGGTCGGAGACGGTTTGTTGGGCTTCTTCCCAGAGGGTTCGGTATTCGCCGGATTCGGCAAGTTTGGCGGTCTTGGCTTGTTCTTGACTGGTGCGAATTTCGTCGAGTTGCTGTTGGAGGGCTTCGCGGTTTTCGCGGTCTTTGCGGCGCTCGGCAATCAGTTCTTGGTTTTTCGCACGAAGCGCGTCGAGTTGGGCGGCCAGATCGGAGCTACCAGCCACAGGCTGAGGGGCAGTCGGCTCCACGGGAGCGGCTACTGCTTGCTGTTCTTCGGGCACGGTTGTGTACTACTTAGACGTCTATAGATTAACAGTACGGTAGACGATTGCAGTACCGCCGATGGTCGGGTGCTCCACGTAGCCGCTGGAATCAGCAGGAAAGAATAGTGTGTACTCCATCAGTCATGGGCCTTGATCATCACGTAGCCAGCGGTGACGCCTGAACCGGCGGTACTCACCCTGACGCGCATCAGCGCAGCGTTGATGTCCACCACTGTCAGCTGCACCGTGGAGCTGGCCACAGCGGTGAGCGGAGTGCCGATCGCGTACCAGCTGGCGCCGTTGTCGTCGCTGCCCTCCATCTGGAGCGCTGGTGCCGTGGTCGTGATTGCGCCGACGTTGACCACCAGCTGGGCGCGGTTGCCTGCGTCCCTGGTGTCCAGGCTTGGCGTTGTGCTGTTGAGCGTGGTGAGCACGATCGAGCGGTCAATTAGCTGGCGCACGGCTTCGGAGCTGTTGCTGTTCTGCAGACGGTTGATCGCCCTGGTGAACGATGGCGTGCCGCCGCCCACGGTCTGCACGTAGCGCACCCGGTTGCCAACAATCCTGATGAGCGGTGAGCGGTAGATGCCTGTGCCCGAAATCCTCGGGAAGTCGTAGACCTTGAACCAGTTGCCGCCCGAATCGTCGGATTCTTCGATCGCCACATCCAGCGTTGGCGAGGTGCCGCTGACTGCAGTGACCGGGATGCTGACGCTGTAGCTGGTGCCAAACGTCGGCGTGAATGCCGCCGTGGTCGTGGTTGTTGTCAACGCGGCTGAGGCCACATCCGCGATGATGCCCGGCAGCGCCAGGTTGGCAGAGGTGACGGCTGCAACGGTGCCTGTGCCGATGTTGGCGGTGACGGTGCCGCTCACCGGCTGGGTGCCCAACGCACCGCCCAGCACCTGCACCGGCAGCGCATGGCTACCAACAGGATCGCTACTCGCTACTCGAATCTTCTGCCGTCCCTGATCCTCAATCTGAATGAATCTGGTCGTCAGTGTGGTGGTACTGGCCGGCGCAGTGCTGCCGTTCTGCACCACGATGAACAGGTACAACGCCGTCTCAGGATCAGGAACGTTCTCGATCCTGCTGGCTCGGTTTGTCCACTGATAGCCGGTGTTACTGGCCACCAGCGCATCAGAGAATGCGGCCGTGAATACGTCGAAGTTGATCTGCCCGACATGGCCTGGCGATGCAGTGGTGTTGATCGTGGCGGTGGTGTTGCCGCTGTTCCAGCCGCGGCGCTGTGCGTCGAAGCTGGCATTGGTCGCAGTGGTGCCGCTGTACTCCAACTGGATGTAGTTCCAGCCGTACAGGGTCAGGGTGCCGCTACCGGATGCCGGCCATGCTGCAACGGTGAAGTTGACTGTGAGCCCTGAGACGCTGGCAATGGCATAGCGGCCTGGGATGCCAGCGGCGCCAGTGATTTGCGACAGTCGCACGCTCTGGCCGACATTGGCCGCTGTGAACGGGTTGGTAGTGGGGAAAGTGACTGTGACGCTGGTGGCGCTGTTGATTGTGTAGGACAGCGCCGCACCAATCAAATCAGCCAGCTCGTATCTGAATGTCTGGTTGGCGATCCTCTGAGACAGGATCACCTTCAGGCGTGCCAGCAATGAGCCTGAGAACGTATCAATCGAGCGGATCACCGTTTCGCTGTTGGCGGTGGTGCCGGTCGTGATGACAAGGTTCCCGCTCGACTGGTTCACCGTCATGCCGCTGCCCGTCTGCAGCAGGGTGAACTCCTCAGCCGCTTTGCCGACGATCCCGCTGCCGACTTCAGTAAAGCCCGCACGCATGAATGCTGGGCTGGTGTTGATCACCTCTACAGGCGTGGCCCGCAGCTCGGTGTCTGTCAGTCCGCCACCGCCAGCCGGCAACACCACCGGCAGCCGGCCGCTGTCCAGCGCCGGAAGCTTCCCGTTCACTGCTGCCAGCGTCGTCTCTGTTGCCGCGCCAGTCGGGAGCGGTAGGGCGCTGGCGCTCACCGGCTGCGTGGCCTGCCAGAAGGTGCCACTTACAGGTACCGCCGTGGCACGCAGCTCGGTGTCGGTCAGCGGGCCAGAGACTGCAGCAGTGCCTGTGATTGACACGCTGCCGCTGATCGGTTGCGTCGCCTGCCAGAACGTACCGCTTACGGGAACCGCTGCAGCTCGCAGCTGCGTATCAGTCAGCGGGCCTGAGACCGTGGGGGTTCCAGTGATCGAAACACTCCCGCTCACCGGCTGCGTGGCTTGCCAAAATGTGCCCGACACAGGCACAGCGGTGGCGCGGAGTTGGGTGTCGGTGAGCGGCCCACTTACGGCAGCCGTGCCGCTGATCGACACCGAGGGCGTGCCACTGATCGACACACTGCCGCTTACGGGCAGGGCCGTCGCACGAAGCTGAACGTCTGTGAGTGGCCCGCTTACGGGAACCGCCGTGGCTCGGAGCTGCGTGTCCGTGAGGGGGCCAGTTACGGCTGGTGTGCCGCTGATTGACACGCTGCCGCTGATCGGCACGGTCTGGTCGTTGGCGATGTTGACGGAGATGCTGTTGGCGGTGGTCTTCGCGCCAGTGCGGGCCTCCAGCCAGGTCTTGATTGCGGTGACTGTGGCGTCGAGGGCGAGCGCCCCAAAAGCGTTACGAAGTGCCATTAGATGCCGTCCTCAATCCAAAGTGTAAGGTCGCCGCCAGATGTGTCCCACCAGGCGTATTTCGTTGCGCCGCCTAGTTCGCCGCTGGTGGGTTGCGCTGTTTGGATGAAGGTGGGGCTGCCGGTGCTGGTGCCGGATGGTCCGGGTGGGCCTTGCGGTCCTAGCGCGGTGGTTGTAACCACCGTGGTTACAGGTACAGATACAACAGCGGTTGTGTTGTCCCCTGTGGTTACATTTACAGTATTCGTAGACTCACTTATATTTACGGATGTCATGCTGTATAGCCCTCGGATACATAGATAGTTCCTTCGAGATAGTATTCACGGATCGTACTGGGGTTTTCCAGTAGGACGTCGTAATAGCATTCGTTGGGGAATGTCGTTGTTTGACTATCTGTTAGCGAGATGGTGATTTGGCCGCTTGCGCGGTTGGTGTAGGTGATGGCGAAGTCGGCGTATTTTGTTGTGCGGTCGCGGTTCCAGGCTTGGGCGTAGGCGGTCCAGCCGGTGAGGTTGATTGCTGCTCCAGTGCTGTCGTTGAACTGGAGCGCTACGGAGTAGTCGGCGCGGCGCTGCAGGCGGATGTTGTAGGTGCCAGGGGAGACGGCCATGGGACTACTCGACCTCCGATTCGTTCATTGTATCGGTTTCGGATTCCTCGGCCTCGGGTTGCTCGACTTCTTCGAGGTCGCTGTTATCTGGTAGGTCCAAGAGTTCCTCTTCGATGTTGATGTTGTCGGGCAGGATTTCGCCACGGCGGAGGACTTCCAGCAGCATGGCGTTGCTGATCTTGCCGGTGTCGGCCAGTTGTGCCAGGACGGCTACGTCTTGGCCGATTAGGCGGTAGTAGTCGAAGTCGCGGTCGATGGTGATTTCGGGAGGTTCCAGGCCGACGTATTGGGCGGCGAAGGCGAAGGCTTGGTTGAGGGCGGACTCCAGTTCTTGGCTGATGATGGAGAGGACGGAGTTGGATTGGGCTTGGTCGATGCGCTTGGCCTCGGCGGATTCGGCAACGAATTTTTGGCCGAAGAGTTTGGTGACGCCAAGCGTGGACATTTGGCTCTCCAGGGATTGGAGTTCGGACATTTGGGCGTCGAAGCTGGTGGCGTCGGCTTGGACGTAGTACGCCTTGTTGCCGGGTTGCATGGCGATGGCGTAGTTGACGCCCATCGTTGCGGAGCCGGTGGTGTCGTCCCAGCCCTCTAGGACGAGGGTGGGCATGGCGGCGATGTGGAGGGCGTGGATGAGGTCGGCTTGGCGCTGGTAGTGGGTGATGTTGAGGTTGGCGATGTCGAGCAGCGGGGGCTGGGAGATCAGGAGGCCCCGGCGGTTGCTGTAGATCGGGACCAGGGGGATTTCGGGCAGGCTGTAGTCGCCGGATTCGGTGAACTCGACTACTTCTTGGCCGAGGGTGTAGAGGTCGTAGCGGCCGGGGTAGATGACGCGCATCTGCTCGACCTGTTCTTCGCCAAACTCGTTCAGGGGGCGGACGTCGTAGTCGTGGATGCGGACCTGCAGGAGTCGGTTGGTGCCAGGCTCTTTGCGCCAGCCCCAGATTTGGGGGGCGTCAACGTGGACGAAGTAGGGGCGGCGGCCTAGGGCGCGTTCTTCGGCCAGGTTGCGGGCGCCCATGGCGGCGGGGTAGTCAACCAGGATGGCGCTGTGGCCGTAGGTGAGGCTACCGACGAGGGCGCGGCGGGCGTATTCGTTGATGCTGGAGCCCAGGCCGTCGATGTTCTGGATTAGCTCCAGCCAGTAGGGGTCGCCCTCGACGTGGATGGGTTTGCGGAGGATGGCGCCAGCGGCGGTCTCGATTAGGCGGCTGGTGTACGGCGATAGTACGGACCGATCGACGCGGGTGGTGTAGGCGTCGTCGTCTTCGCGGGGTTCTTGGGGGAGGTAGGTTTCGCTGAGGTCGCGGATGTAGTTGGTGCCACGGGTGACGGCGGCCATGACGCCCCAGTCGGACATCATGGCGATGCTGTCCAGGTTGCGGACGAATGGGGATTCGCTGACTACAGCTCCAGTTGGCGGGATGTTGGCGCTGTAGACCACGGCTGGACTCCTACTTTGTACCTATTTTGGCAGTGAACGCGGCCTTGTTACCGTGCGCGAGTGGAATACGCCGGTTCGGGAGCCTTGGAACCCGGTGATCCAGCAGTGTCTGAAGGGGGTGGATGAGCATGTGCGCCAGTACATTCGGACGGGGAATGTGTGGCATTTGGAGAAGGCGGAGTTTTTGCGGAAATATGTTATGGAGTTGAAGATCTGGATACATAAGGTGGAGGGGAGGTAGTTACCACTTCACCTTGTTTGCCCAGAAGGCGGCGGACATTTTGCCCTTGGCTATGTTTTTAGCGTGTCGTGCTTGGAAGGATGCCCGCCTGGCTTTGTCTGCTGCTGATTCTCCTTTTTGGGGTGGTGAGCCAGTTACGCCCTGCTGACCGAAGCGAATGAGACGCACCACGTTGCCGTCTTTGGCGAGGACTGCGTGGGATTTGTTTGGGTGGTTGGGGGTGCGCTTGGGTTTGTTGTAGCCCTCGAAGGTTTCGCCACGGTATTCAATCGTCATCGTCGTCTTCCTCGTCGTCGGGGTCGTTGATGGGCACCAGCACTTCGATGCCGTGGGCGAGCATTGTGACGAAGCCGCCCAGAGTTTCGGGGAGAGAGGGGGTTTTGAAGGCGAAGGTGGCGTGGGTGAGGCCGTCTTCGGCGTCGATTTCGACGTGGATGCAGCCTCCGGTGATGGTTTGGATGGCCATTAGCGGCTGATTTCCTCCCAGTCCATGGATGCGTGGACACTACAGGTTGATGTGCTGCCTGTCATGACGAGGCTTAGTTCGGAGGGGGTGCTGGTGAGGCCGTCGCGCTCCAGTTGGAATTTGAAGAGGGCTTCTTTGAGGATGTCGATGGTGGGAGAGCTTTGGGTGGAGGCGCTGAAATAGCCTTGGGCGAGGATGCGGCCGCCGGCGGTAGAGGTGCCGGTGATGTTGTATTCGACGGAGGAGCTGGCGCCGGCGCTGACCCAGGTGCCGCCGGTTGTGGTGGGGCTGGCGACGACGCGCCAGTTGTAGTTGGTGTTGGTGGTGACGCCGAGGAGGGAGATGGCGGTGAGGATGACGATGGCGTCGAGGGTGGTGGACTTCAGGCGGAGGGAGACGATTGGGTAATAGGTGCCGATGGTGGCGAGGCTTGTGGGGGTGTTAATGGGGGTGCCAATGGCTTGCTGGAGGCCGCGTAGTTCGTAGCCGCCTTCAGAAAGGACTGTGGAGCAGACTTGTTTGAGGGTGCTGGCGCTGGCCGTGGCGGCCGTGTTGGTGATTTCGTAGCGGAGGGGGAGGGAGGCGGTGGTGATGTAGGTGGAGGTGATGATGTTGGCGTGGTGGAAGGAGTGGCAGTGGATGAATTTGCCGTTAATGATGAAGCCCATGCGGACTGTGCCAAGTCCCAGCCACTCGATGTCCATCCAGAGGATTTGGGCTTTGGTGAGGTCGAGGGTGAGGTTGGAGGGGCCGGTGCCGTTGAGGGGGTCGGTGTTCCAGTCGGATTGGGCGACGCGGGTTTCGAGCAGGGTGCCGGTGGAGGAGCTGCGTTCGACGAAGGACAAGGTGGTGTTGTCCAGCTCCAGGTACATGCCGTTGGCGGCGCCGTAGTAGCCGATGCGCTGGCGGAGGTTGGGTTTGGCCGGGTTGAGGGTGAAGGTGGACATGACCAGCAGGGATTTGCCCGGCTGGTAGGAGAAGCATTTGGTGGTTTCGCGGATGACCGAGGAGCCGGAGGCTGCGGTTACGGCGAGGTTGATGAGGCCGGCGTTGGCGTCGAAGGTTGAGGTGCCGCCGGTTGCGGTGGAGGTGCTCCAGAGGCCGTTGTCGCGGTAGCGGTGGCTGGAGTCGAAAAGGGTGAGGGGGCTGGACGTGCGGATGCGGCCGAAGGCGTCGGTGGCTCCAGCAGAAGATGCGGCGCCGCCTGTGGAGGTGCCGAAGGGGTAGGGGGTGGTGACGGAGGTGGAGTGGATGAGCTGCATTGGGGCCTCGGGGGGAAGGATTGAGGCTATTTCTTGGGCTTCTTGGCAGGTTTCTTTTTCATGCCGGCTTCGGACATGGCGATGGCGATGGCTTGTTTGGGGGATTTGACGACGGGGCCTTTTTTGCTGCCCGAGTGGAGTTCGCCTTTGCTGTATTCACGCATCACTTTTGAGACTTTTTTCTGAGCTTTGGAGGGCTTTTTGGGGGCCATGTTTTATACCGACGGTGCTTACCACACACGATAGTTGGTTTTGCCGAGGTTCTCGGGTTTGGCGAGGTTGAAGGTCTGGAGGCAGAGGTAGCCGAGGGCGTCGAAGGCGTGGTCTACGCCGAGGTTCTTGTTGGGGAGGCCGGTGCCAGGGGAATAGGTGAGGGTGCGGAGGGATTTGATCAGTTCTTTGCAGCGGGGGTGGATGAAGAGGCGGCGGGTTCCAGACGCATCCAAAAGGGCGGTGTTGACGCAGGTGATTTTGTCGCGGATTTTCCAGGGGGAGCGGGGGCTGGAGACGGTGAAGCCGGATTTGCGGAGGATGTTGTGGTCGGTTGCTCCAACGCCGCTGGTTTTGCGGGCGCCGCCGGTGGGGTCCGGGCAGGCGATGATGCGGCGTTCGACGCCGTAGCGGGATTGGACTTCTTCGCAGAGATCCCAGGTGGTGGCGCCACCCGTCATGATGATTTCGTCGAAGACCCAGAGGACGTCGCCTTTTTTGACGGCGCAGATGCCTGACATGGGGTCGATGTTGAAGTCCACGCCCAGCAAAAGGGGTAGGACGGGGAGGTCTTGGACGATTTTGTCGATGTTGTCGTCGGAGAAGGAGATAGCGACGAGGCCGGAGAGGTTTTCGAAGCTGGCTTCGAATTCTTGGCGGAAGGTGCGGGCGTCGAGTTGGGCGCGGGCGGCTTCAATTTCCTCTGGTGGGACGTTATCGCCCTCGATGGTGGTGAATTGCCAGCGCTGCCAGTCCGCGTCGCCTTCTTCGCAGTAGCACCAGAGGTCGTAGAACCAGCTGGCGGTGCCGTCCGGGGTGGAAATGAAGAGCGCCCAGCCTTGTTTGTCGGCCAGGGCGGGGCGGATGACCTCGAACCAGACCTCGGAGTCCATGAAGGCGGCTTCGTCGAGCACCACGCCAGCCAAACTGCGGCCTCGGAGGGCCATGGCGTTCTCGGTGCCCTTGAGTTCGATGGTGGAGCCGTTGACGAGTTCGATTTTGAGGTCGGTTTCGTTTTTGGATTTGATCCAGGCTTTGGGAACGAGCTTTTTGAGGACTTTCCAGGCGATGTCTTTCGCCATTCGGTAGGTCGGGGCGGCGTAGAAGAAGGTTTCGCCGGGACGTTCGATTGCTCCACGCAGCAATTCAATGCAGGAGAGGTAGCTTTTGCCGAAGCGGCGGCCGGCAACTAGGACGCGGAAGCGTTTGCGGCTGGAGAAAACTTGCCCCTGGGCGTAGCGGAGGGAGAGTGTTCCAGCCGTTTCGGGCATTTTTGTGGGGGAGGGTACCTTCTAGGGTATTACAGGAATTGAACCCCTGCCCCCGGTGTGTAACAGAGGAAGGAATTGGGAATGTGTCAGTAGGTTCCCTGAGCAGCGACACGCGCCACCGATCGCCGGACCCTGCCCCCGGTAGTGCAGCTGTACTAGCCCGCAGCGTCAGGCCGCCAGCAGCCGCCGGACAGTGGAGCGGCTGCAGCCGAGTCGATCAGCGATCCGCTGCTGTGTCCAGCCTGCTCGACGCCAGCGCCTGGCACGCTGCTGCCGAGATTCCGAAGCCCAGCAAAGCACGAGGAGAGGGAGCAGGATTAGCGCCAGCAGCAGAGCGGCGCATGTGGTGATGGTTGCCATTGGTTAGGCGATGCGGTTGACTCTGTTATTGTAGCACAGTAGAGCCGCACGCGGCGGCCCAACTGTCACACACTGTAACACTAGCGACCACTCACCAACAGGCGGCAGTAGGCGACAGAGCCGTGCCTGGCGAGGCAGGATCCGTAAGCGTAGGCGCTCTGTTTCGCCAGTTCGATAGCGCAGATTGGCAGCACCACAGCCGCCACGATGGCGATCGTGGATGGGACGGGACGGGACAGGATGCGGAGCATGGGAGGGTCTCCCTGGGTGCTCCCGTATTGTTGCACAGAATAGGCCGGCGGTCAACCGGCCCGTTTGTCGTCGATCTCCACGCGCAGGATGGGAGCGGCTGCGGCTTGAGCCTCTGGCGCAACCTCCCCGACCACTGCGCCGAGGTCACGTAGCAGCAGCTGGGCCGTGCCGAATTGCTTTGCTCGCAGTGCGCCCTCGATGCAGCGCAGCCGCATCTGCTGGATGCGTGACACTGTGCGCTCACGTTCCTGGGCCCAATCCGACTCGTTCCAGCTTTGCACCACTGCGTAGTCACGCCAAGCTGTGCTCAGGCTCACGCCTTCACGTGACGCGTGTTCATACACCAGAGCACGGGCAGGCATCCCGTCTAGTTGACGCTTAAAGAGTCGCCGTTGGCGTTCTTCGATCCACGCGTCAGGGTTGCGGCGCCCGTAGGCTTTGCTGCTGATGTTTACACCTTCCGCCGAAGAATCCGGCGCCTCGTTGTTAGCTTCCGGAGTGTCCGACATTGTTAGCATCCTGTCCGTTTGGTTCAATCTTAGCCTCACACTAAGAAGCCCGGCACTGAGGCCGGGCCGTTGATCGGTAGGGTTCCCGCTTAAACCCGTTCTGTGACAGTACGGATGCTCCAGCCCGTGAGCACTCCAGCGGCCTGGCATTCTGCGAGGGTCCGCGCAGCGACCCGTTGTGCGTCAACAATGCCCGAAGCTGTGATGGGAGAGGGACCCGCCGGCGATGGGGTCCCATCCTCACGTAGTAGCCAGACGTTGTACCGCATCAGAACCCCACAGCGTACGTATCGGAATCGATGCTATGGCAGGTCTCAGGCGTCCAGTCTGCGCCGAACTTACGTGCCGCAGCAACGGCAGCCACTAGCGGCCCATCCTGGAACGGCACAGCCGCTCGCCACACTTCACCACCACCACGCTTAATGGTTGCGATCCAACGGGATCCGCGGGTGTTGGTCGGGCCGTGATACTTCACCACAGCGCAGGCCGTGGAGCCTGACACGTAGGTTCCAGTCCAGCGATGCTCAAAGTTCGTCATGAGGTGAGGCCTAAGGGTCGGGTTCTCGTTTGTAACTGTAGCAGCCTTTCAAACCAGCGCCGGCGCCAGAGGATCCGAGGATCCGTCCGGCCACGGATACGGCTCCCGCCGCCACTCCTGATCCGCCGGCAGCAGCGCCAGCCCGGTCAAATCCTTAAGGTCCGCCAGATCAAGTGCAGAGGATGCTCGCTTAAGGTCGATCCACTGTTCGCCGTCCGACTCCTCCTGCCAGTAGGTTGAGGATTGATCGCAACATGCCCGGAACAGCTCGAACAGCGTTTCTGACGTGACGGGTTCCAGGGCAGTTTCTGCCCAATCCTCAGGATCCTCGATCGAGTCGGGCGCATGATCAGCCAGCGACTGCAGCACAAGCGCCCGCCAGTCTGCGGCCGCCCAGCTGTCCCAGGCTTCATCCTGCAGTTCCAGTTCCAGTTCGCTGTGATCGTCCTCACTGATCAGCGGATAACCCTCCAAGCTGTCCAGCGTTTCCAGCATCTCCTCGGACACGTAGCGGACGTCTAGGCTGATCCCGTCCGCCTCGCCGTCCGCCAGTTCCAGCTCGCGGCGAAACTCGTCCCGGAAGACACGGGCGTTTGAGCGATAAATGCTCGGAGCGCTGTAGCCTCCCGGCCAGGAACAGTCATCGTTCAACCTGTCGGCACTGAACAGAAGGCGGCAATCTCTCCAGCGGTTAGCGCAGCAGAACTCCAGCGCAGCCGTAGGATCCTTGATCGTTCCGAAGCCGGCAGCACTGAAACCAGCGCTTAGATGATGCAGATCGTATCCGCGATTGTCACGGTCTCGCAGGTCGAGGATCCACTGTCCGGCGCAGCCGTCTAGGCGGTTGATCCGTTCCAGCAGAGCCGGGCTGGCCTTAGAT